AGATTCTGCTAAAGGTGTCATCACGGCGGCTAATCATGTGGATTGGCTCAAGGGTGCCCTGGATACAATGAACAATCAATTTGGTAAGGATGTATAATGATTAATCATGCTCAAATGGTCGCGGCTCTAGTAAAGCCTGGCGACGATATTATAGTTTCGTTAACTCCAGCAAAGGCCGATTTGTGGCATATGGCGACTGGTGTTTCAGGTGAATCTGGTGAACTTCTTGATGCTATTAAAAAGCATGTGATTTACAATAAGCCTCTTGATCGCGACAATGTTGTTGAAGAACTTGGCGATCTTGAGTTTTATATGGAAGGCATTCGACAGAATCTTGGTATTACTCGAGAAGAAACAATCACTCAGAACATTGAAAAGCTATCGGTTCGTTATCACGGCTTGAGTTACAGTGATCAAAAGGCTCAAGATCGAGCTGATAAAAACTAAAAGGAAACATTATATGGAAAATAATGAACTTGCACTTTATATTGCTCTTGATCGTTCTGGATCGATGAGCTCTCGGTGGGAACAAGCCATCGAAACAATTAATGAATATGTGAACGGTTTGAAGAGAGAAAAGATCGAAGGTAAGATTACTGTAGTCGCCTTTGATACTAATAGTGAGAGTAAGACTGATCTCGTAACTATGATCGAAAATCAGAGCATCGCTTACTTTGATCCAATTAATCATAAGGGTGATATTCAACCTAGAGGAACTACGCCTCTATTTGATGCTGCAGCAAATGTAATGGATCGTGCACTTAAGAACGGTGCTAAGCGCACAGTTATTGCTATTATGACTGATGGTCATGAAAACTCATCACGTGAATATGATCAAGCCGCGATTAAGAACAAAGTTACGATGCTAACTGAAAAGCGTTATGAAGTTCTATTTCTCGGTGCAAACTTTGATGTCGCCGCGTACACTCAGTCATCTGGCTTAAATATGACTAAGATGCGTAACGTTGACCTGACGAATAAGAACGAGCGTATGTATATGTCCAAGGATCTATCCTCATCAACTGTAGCATATGCAGCGACAGGTGCTTCGATCGACCTATCTCAGAAAGGTAAGTAATAATTATGGAAATTAAGGTACCTATTGAAACTCTACGTGAGCGCAAGCTCTTTTTGGCTACTCCCATGTATGGAGGAAGCTGCACTGGCATGTATGCCCGGTCCATTGCTGACCTATCGGCTCTTTGCACTCATTATGGCATCCGTCTTCAGCTCTATTATCTGTTTAACGAAAGCCTGATTACTCGTGCACGTAACTATTGTGTTGATGAATTCCTTCGTTCGGATTCAACTCACTTAATGTTTATCGACTCTGATATCGGCTTTAATGCCAAGGATGTAATTGCACTTCTTGCTCTTTCGGATCATGAAGATCCTAATAATGATTATGATATCATTGCAGGTCCATATCCTAAGAAGTGTATTGCTTGGGAAAAGATTAAGCTTGCCGTCGATAAGGGCTTTGCTGATGAAAATCCTCAAAATCTTGAGAAGTACATCGGCGACTATGTGTTTAATCCAGTTGGCTCGGGTTCAATTCCTCTGAATAAGCCAGTTGAAGTTCTTGAAGCTGGTACTGGTTTCATGATGATCCGTCGTCAAACCTTTGACAAGTTCAAGGAAGCTTATGCTCATCGTCAATCATATAAGCCGGATCACGTTCGTACTGCTCACTTTGATGGTACTCGTGAAATCCTAGCCTATTTTGATACTCCAATCTGTGAAGAAACAAAGCGCTACCTTTCTGAAGACTATATGTTCTGTCAGTGGTCACGTAAGATTGGTATGAAGGTTTGGTTGTGTCCGTGGGTTGAATTGCAGCACGTCGGTATGATGGTTTTTGGCGGATCGCTTGTCGACCTTGCCAGAGTCGGTGCAAACGCCACAGCTGATATCACACAACTGAAAAAGTGATTTACATAATTCTTGAAATGGATTATAGTACAAAAGGTTGAAACTAGAAAGGAACCTATATTATGAAATTTGATGCGAAGACTATTCAAGTACTGAAGAATTTTGCCAATATCAATCCGTCGATTGTTTTTAAAGTTGGAGGCACTTTGGCTACCATCTCTCAAACTAAGACAATCCTTGCCAAGGCAAAGCTCGACCAGGAAATTACCTCGTCGTTTGGCATTTATGACTTGAATCGCTTCTTGAGCACCTTGTCGCTCTTTGAAAATCCCTCGATTGAGGTACGCGAAACTGAGATGATTATTAAGAGTGGCGCGCGTAAGGCAACTTATCGCTTTACTCCTGCCGAATTGATTATGACTCCACCTGAAAAGGATCTGAAGTTCCCAGATGCTGAAGTCAAGTTTGATCTTCTTGGTGCGGATCTTCAGGAATGTCTGAAGGCTCTCAATGTTCTTGGTCTGCCTGAGGTTGCTGTCGTTGGTGACGGTAAGAACATTATGCTTCAGGCTATCGACAGCAAGAATCCATCGTGTGATATTTACAGCACTACTGTGGGTGAAACTGAAGATAAGTTTAAGATGATCTTCCGTGCAGAGAATCTGAAAATGATTCCTGGAAGCTATAAGGTAATGATCTCGTCTCGTGGACTCTCCAAGTTCCATAATGACGACATTGAATATTATATCTCGGTTGAATCCAACTCGACCTTCGGTTGATGTTGGTAGCAGCCAACTGCTCTAGTGTTGGCGTGAACGATGGGAGCTGACGAAGCGAAATGTCGTCGCCGGATCCAGTAACCGGCATTATATTATGATATGGAGTTTATACTATGCTGAATGATTTCTTGTGGGTTGAAAAATATCGCCCAGCAAAGATTAGTGATACAATTCTTACTCCTGAACTGAAGGCTACCTTCCAGCAATTTGTCAATCAAGCGAATATTCCGAATCTTCTCTTGGCTGGTTCTGCTGGCTGTGGTAAGACTACTGTGGCTCGAGCAATGCTTGAAGAACTCGGTTGTGACTATATTATCATTAACGGATCTATGAATGGCAACATTGATACACTCCGTAATGAAATCCGAAACTTTGCTTCGACTGTCTCACTCACTGGTGGCCGTAAATATGTCATCCTTGATGAGGCTGATTATCTGAATGCGAATAGCACTCAGCCGGCTCTCCGTAACTTCATGGAAGAATATTCAAAGAATTGCGGCTTCATCCTGACTTGTAACTTTAAGAACAAGATCATTGATCCGCTTCACTCTCGTTGTTCTGTTATCGACTTCAAGATCACCAAGAAGGATCTTCCTGACTTGGCCAAGCAGTTCCTCAAGCGTATTTGCAATATCCTCGAGATCGAAGGTGTTGAATACGACAAGACTGCTATTGTTGAAGTTATCAAGAAGCACTTTCCAGATTGGCGCCGTTGCATCAATGAACTTCAGCGTTACTCTGCCACTGGAAAGATTGATTCAGGCATCCTGGTCAACTTCCAGGAAGTGACTCTGAATAAGCTAATGGGTCATCTGAAGGATAAAGATTATACCAATATGCGTAAGTGGGTTGCTGAAAACATTGATGCCGATGCCGTGGAACTTTTCCGTAAGATCTTTGACCAGGCATCAAAATACATTACCAAGGATACCATTCCTCTCTGTGTTCTTCTTATCGGTAAGTATCAATACCAACATGCCTTTGTTGCCGATCCTGAAATCAACCTCGTTTGTTTCCTGACTGAACTTATGGTTGAGGCTTCCTGGCTGTGAGCATCTTTGATCTTTTTAAAAAGAATAAGTGCTTTGGTTGTGATACGAAGCTGAATGAGGAATATGCAGTCCTCAGGGTTCGGTCTGAAGGTGAGTTGATCGAGATTAATATCTGTGATCGCTGTGCTGACACCTGGGATAAGACCGCAGACTTCCTACAAAAGAGAGGACCTAAGGATGCCGAGTCCATTTGACTTCATCAATGATCTTTCTTTCGGAAAGAAAAACCTAGTAAAGCAGGACCCTAGTAATCTCAAAGATTACAATCCGTGGATGATCAATAAGGGTCTTTCCTACTTCCACGACACTATCGAATATGCCAATAACATGAACATGTTGTATCATCTTGATAAAGAATTGCAACATGAATATTTTATAAATATCATCAGGCCTCGTAAGAGGTTTGCAAAATGGCATAAACAGAATAAAGATAGTGACTTGGATGCAGTAATGCGATACTATGGCTACGGTATGAGTAAAGCAAAAACTGCCCTATCAATTCTAACGCCCGAGCAACTTGAGCAAATAAGAATGAAAACACAAGAGGCAGGAAATGATAGATGATATTTTCAGAGGAAAGGGCGTAGAAGTTCGCATCGGCGACGACGACAACTTCCTTAAGATTAAAGAAACATTAACTCGTATCGGTATCGCATCAAGAAAAGATAAGACTCTTTATCAGTCGTGCCATATTCTTCATAAGCAAGGTAGATACGCAATCGTTCACTTCAAAGAGCTTTTTGAGCTTGACGGGAAGGCATCGGACTTCTCTCAGGAAGATAAAGGCCGTAGAAACACGATTGTGAAACTCTTGGAGGAATGGGATCTTGTAAAGATTGTAGATCCAGATTCGATCAAAAAACTCACCGCCCCACTCAGCCAGGTCAAGATTCTTCCTTATAAAGAAAAGAAGGAATGGACTCTGGTTGCAAAATATAATGTGGGTCGCAAGGCAAAAACCTAAACTTTTTGGTTTACATATTTTCTCGTTGGTATACTATGGTATAGTTGAATCAAGGAGAAAATCATGGATATCAAGATGTATTCCTTCCCGCAACTGAAGCCGGAAGCCGCTGTTGAGGTCGAACATTTTGTTTACCAACTCGAGCGGAAGTACCGCGAAGGTGTGATTGACGAAGTTGAATTGACTTGGATGGACCAGGCTAACACTTGGCTCCTTATGTTGGATGAATATGCATGAGAGTGAACATCGGGCCTTATACCAGTGATTTGATTCCAGTTCGAAAGTGGGAAACTTCCTACGAAAGGATGCGCGCAAAGTCACTTGGTATTCACCAATGGGATTTTGATGAGAGTCATTATCAGTGGTATGATCGGGTTGCTGATCGAATCTTTGATCGTCTTTATAGTCTTACGCGTCCCATTAATATATGGTCGAATAACCGACAGCGTGATATTGACATAGAGATTGATCATTATGATTCTTGGTCCGCTGGACACACTCTTGCATTAATCATTACACCTGTACTTAAGAATCTTCGTGATCACTATCAGGGTTCTCCTATGGTAGATCCTCAGGATGTACCAGAACCTCTTCGTCCTACAGAAGATCCTAATGAAGACAATGGTTACATCGACGACACCCATCACGAGCGTTGGTCTTGGGTTCTTGATGAAATGATCTGGGCGTTTGAACAACACGCCATGGCTGATTCAGGTTGGGAAGATCAATTCATTCATAACCAAGATCAATTAGAGATTCTTTGGGACAAGATTGATGATGGTGAATTTAAGAATCATTCTCAACTGA